TCGTACTCAAAATCAGCAAGTGGAACAAGGCATCCAACTAGTACTACATTACGTACTGATAATACTGATGGAGTAATTCTTGCTTGTTTTAAAAATGCTCCTATATGGTTCTATGGTGGTGCTAGAAACGTCAATATGAAGAATGTCACTATTGATGGATTCGATGCTTCTGAAAGAGGACTGTCAGTTACAAGTAGTTTTGGTAGGGGACCAACATATCCTGTTACAGCAGCTACTTATGCTAGAAGTGGTACAACTGTAACAGTTACTTCTGCAGCTCACGGTTATGCAGATGATGAATATATAAGATTTGCTTTTGATACTTCTCAATGGAAACCTGGTACGGCATACGCAGTAGATGATAAAGTATACAATAGTGGACGACATTATACTTGTACAGTAGCTGGAACTTCACATCAAGGTGGAACAGGACCTGTTCACAGTTCCAGTACTGCAACAGACGGTACTGTTACATGGACTCATAATTCTACTTCTGCAACAATTGGTTATTATGTAGTAGATAATGCAACTACAAATACATTTACATTTGTAGATCCTGTATCAGGAACTGTTGCTTCGTCAACACCTTGTGTTATTGAAACTGCAAGTGATAACGATAAACAAGTATGGGGTGGCATAACTGTTGATGGATTCAGTTCAATAGACGGTCCTAAATATCCTGTTAGATGGTCATCTTCTTCTACTAAATCTACGTACCGTGGCTCTTTAGATAATTATAATATCTGGGCACCTAAAAGTAGAGCACGAACCACTCCTGGTGTATACATAACCAATAGATATTGTAGACTTGGTGAAGGTAGTATTGAAGGATACGGTCACCCAGCAGATGGAGGAATTTTACCGAATAAAGTCGTTAAACGTGAAGTCGATGGTGAAGGTACAACAGTAGTACCAAGAGTATCTGATGTACACTTACTAGATGAAGGTAATATAGCTAACACTAAAGACGTTTCAATAAATGAAGGATTACGTCAATCCTGGCAAGTTAATTGGTCTAGTGAATACGATAAGGATACAGGTAGATCAAACCCAATGGAAGTTGGTTGGTTAGGTTTTGCGAAACAAGCTGCAGCTGACACAGATCATAAGTTTGATTTTATAGTATCTGGAACTACTGGTGATATCGCAGCTAACAGTGCAGGTAAATATAAAGAAAAGAATATATTACCTGGTACTCATCACCACGATGAAGTAACAGGATATTCATCAACTCCACACGGTGCTGAATATGTAAAGACTGGAACTACTACTACTGTTACATGGAATAATCATGGTTTTGCAGTAGGTGATAAAGTTCATTTAACTTTTGCTGCAGATGGCTCAGCTCGTAAAGCAACTGACTCAACGGCGGGTACTGAAGGTTATGAGATACAAACTGTTACAGATTTAAATACATTTACTGTTACAGATGCAGCAAGTGGTACTGTATCTGCAAATACAGAACTTACACTTCTAACAAATTCTATTGCATTCAGTCAAACAGGATTTGATCTAGAACTAACTCATCAAAAAACATCCAATTCTGGTGGTGAACCAATTGAGTTTTCTTATCCACCAGGAGATACTGTATACGTAGAATTTAATAAAACTGGAGGTGCAGGTACTGTACCTACTAACGGTGTTTATAAAGTATTAGAAAATCCACAAGAAGACCCATCAGACACAGGTGTAGCTCGTATAAATGTTACTAACTTTGGTTCTAGTTATACTAGCCCACCTACAGTTGTTATAGGTAAAGCTCCGTGGACTACTGGTACAGCATATGCTTTAGGAGATCAAGTACCCGGTGCAGCAACAGCTGGACTTGGTAGCGAACGTAATTTATATACTTGTACCAAAGCTCATACCTCAACTGGTGCAGTTGGACCTACTCATACGCTTGATTCAGATGGTAATAACCAAACAAAAGAAGTACATTATACTATTGCAACAAGTGATGTAGATACTACTAACGATACTATTACTATTACAAGCCATGGATTAGCAAATGGTACAAAATTAGAATATAGAACACCACTTCAATCTGATGGTACTACTTATGAAACAGGTATAGGAGGGTTAAATACTGAAGCTAATAATTCAGAATCTAACTTTAAATCTAATATCTATTATGTAGTAGAACAAACAACAAATAACTTTAAGTTATCTGCTACTGAAGGTGGGTCTTCAATAGATCTAACTACAACAGGACATGCTAGCCAAACATTATCTATACAAGATCATTGGTGGAAATACTCTGGACAAGCAGCAAGAGCTACGGCTGTTGTTACCAGTAATGAAGTTAGAAAAGTTACAATAAATAATATAGGTTCAGGTTATCACTATACTCCTACTATCAGCTTTACTGGTGGTGGAGGTAGTAGCGCAGCAGCTACAGCAGTCTTACAAGGTCAAAATAGAGTAACATTAGCAAACTCAGCCTTAACTTCTCAAACTGTTAATGGTTTTGTAACTAAGATTCATTATGCTAAGTGTGATCCATACTTAGTTGTTGAAGCTGATGGTACTGTAAGACCTGGTAAAGATGATACTTATGATCTAGGTTCATCTACTTTCCAATGGAAAGACGGTTTCTTTGATGGAACTTTAGAAACTGATGCTTTGACGATTGGTGGAGTTACCCTTGCAGAAACAATTGCGGATACAGTTGGGGCAATGGTAACTAGTAATACTGAAACAGGTATTTCAGTTACATATGAAGATGGAGATAATACTCTTGATTTCGTTATAGGAACTTTAAACCAAGATACAACAGGTACAGCTGCTATAGCAACAACAGTTACAGTAGCAGATGAATCCTCAGATACAACTTGTTTCCCACTATTTGGAACAGCAGCTACAGGTAATTTAGCACCTAAGAGTGGTTCAAACTTAACGTTCAACTCAAGTACAGGTGAATTAGGAGTTGATGGTACACTTAAATTCGCATCATCGGGTAATGGTATTAACTTCCACGCTCATGGTGGGTCTAATGTAAACTTACTCGACGACTATGAAGAAGGTACTTGGACACCAGCAGCAGCTTTTGGTGGTGGTACTACTAGTATAGCGTACACTACTCAAAGTGGTGTCTATACAAAGATAGGTAGACAAGTTACTCTTCAGTTTAATTTAGAATTAAGTAATAAAGGCTCAGATAGTGGTGATTTCACTATAACAGGATTACCATTTGCAGCTGCTGATTTGATTGCTAGTACTTCTGTAGAAGCAAGTGGTGTAGCAGCTTACTGGAATGATATTGGTACTAATGTTGCTACTCTAATGTACTATGCAGCTGGAAGTACTTTAAAAATGACATATACAACAGGCGCAGCTGATAACCCAACAACAGCAGCTAACACTGATTTCGATAATGATACATCCTTACGAGGTACAATAACGTACTTCGCAGCAACCTAAAACTGTTTTAATCGGAGATTAATCCTAATGGCACTAGCAAAATCAACTGAAGACGACAAAATTGAAGTAGTAACTGAATATAAATATGTTCAAGTAAGAACTGCAACTATTATTAAAGAAGATGGGGTAGAAATTAGCAGAACTTTCGCACGTAAAACACTAAATCCTGGTACACTAGATGGTTCAGATAACCTTGTAGATACTAATATATCTGGGGAAAGCTCTGAAGTACAAGCTATTTGTAACGCTGTATGGACTACAAGTGTGAAAAATGCATGGAAAGCAAAGTTAATTGCCGATAAGTCAGCCTAGGTTAATAGTACCTAATCCACCTCAAATAACTTCACTTGAATTCAAACCCCCATCAGCTAAAATACCATCTTTTCCACCAATAGTTGTACCACCAAGTAACCTCCAGCGTCCTGCTGGAGTTAAAGCGGAAGAAACTGATAAGATTGAACCAGTTATTCCTAAATTAGATATACCAATTATTGATATACAAATGCCACTACCCGAACCTGCGGTAGTGGTTACAGCTGTTACAACGGCTGTTGTAGCTGTGGCTACCACCACTGTTGCACAGACTTTCTTCGAACCAATTCAAAAGCACGTTAAAAAACAATTACAGAAACGAGTTGATGCATGGAAGAAAAAAAGGAAGGAGAAAAAAGAAAAGGTCTCCTTGGCAAGCTGAGAGATGCTGCTGAGGACCAAGAACACCAAATCCAGATCCTTGGAACCTTTGTCCGACTCGGTGTAGTCGTTTGGTCTGGCTTTATTATTACATTAAACTATGTAGAACTACCTATGATAAAGAAAGCTGGTAACTCCGATATCACGTTCGTGGCTTCGGTCTTCACTGGTGCCCTAGCAACATTCGGTTTGTCTACTGGTAATAGTAAAGATAAAGGAGATCCTGTCAACTGTCCTATGGCTAAAAAGAAAGAAGAATGAACAAATGGCTTTTACTCTTAATGCTGGTATCCCCCACGGTAGCGAGAGCAGAGTTGGTCACTCCCAACTTTACCCAAGGCTCTATGCAGAGCACAACCACTACCACCCAAGAAATAGTAGAAACCGTGGAAACAACAACCTATGGTTCTGCTATAGACAAATGGACTGGAGAGAATGTAGAAGTAGATTCAGCCACTTCTGGCGGTATATCTGCTTCAGATGCAATATTCTCAATTGTCAACGAAGCCGATCCATTTACACTGGAGATAACCACGAGAGCAGCCAGTCAAGTGTTATCAGTAACAGAAATAGATCGGGAAATCGATACCACCTCTACTACTACATCCTTGTCAGTCTTCTCACAATAGGATTACCAAGTTATGCTGAAGAGGGAGAAACCAACAATACTTCAAACCCTGTGGCAGCAGCTACAGGAAATGTTACAAATCAAGCCGTCCAATTCCAGAACAATGGAGCCCCGTCTCGTCAGAATTTCGGACCGGGGATATCGTGTAACGGCGCCACAATGACCTTTAGCCCATTCTATATGGGTAATCAAGTCGAACCAAAAATACCCGCAGATCCTGACGGATACGTCAAAAATGAAAACTGGGGTGGCCAAATTAACTTTATGGTCCCCCTAGACGGCGGGATTATAGAACGTTGTAAGTCAGCTGCTGACAGACAAATAGAAAAGATGCAATTGAATTACGAACTCGTAAGAATAGATAACTGCACTAAATTCATGCAGAGAGGTTTTATGATTCGACCTAAAACCAGAGTCTATCACTTATGTAGTGACGTTATTCCAATCTCTCAATACGAGAGTAATCAAAAACAACTCAAAGAAAACCCACTAATCGACCCAAAGTATTATGACACTACTAATCAAGCCCATCCTTTTAGCATTCCTAAAGAGCGACTCAGTGAA